GGCTGCGGTGTCGCAAATATCGGTGCCGAAGGTTACACCGGGGCCTTTCCCCAGCATATCGTACAGGCTAACAGCGGAGGCAGTGGCTACGAACGGCTTGTCGGCAGTGGCTACCGTCGAGCTGGTAATCGACAGAATGCTGACGTTCTCGCCGTTGATGGTAATCTTGTCGCCTACGGCAAGCTCGCCAACGAAGTTGGTACCCGAGCCGGTGATGGTCGGCGAAGCGGCGGTGACGGAAACGGTACCGGTAACAGATGCGCCAGCGTTGCGGCCTGCATATAGGGTGATGGACCCTGCGGCGTTGACCGACCACTGAGTGTCTGCGTGATTGCCGTTGTCGAGCGAGGTTCCTGCGGTCATGCCGGTGAAGTACTCGTAGGACGCAAGGTTATTAACGTTGATGGCCCGGACGTATCGAGGCTGCCAGCCGAGGATCAAATTGACAGCGACCGCCGGATTGGAGACAGTGACGGTCCCCATCTTCTGGACCTGATCTGCGAAATTCAAAGACATTTTGTGTTCTCCTTATTTTAAAAGATGGGGGCCGAAGCCCCCTTCAATTACGCGAGTTCTGCTACTGCGCACTCAACACGAGCCATCCACAACTGATTGAGGATGAGCGCTGCGAAGTACGTTTTCCACCCGATCCAGCCGCGCTGGCCAAGCTGATCGCCTTCCCGAGACTCACCAGGATTCTTAACGAACGGGGTAAGAGCGGTAGCGCCTTTGAGCGGAGTAACCGCGGCGCAGTCAGCGGAGATGAAGATGATCGGATATACGTCGGCGCTGGTGGCCGAGGTAGAGATCATCGTGGTACCGGAGCCGGCTTTCAGTCCGCCGCCGTCAGCCCAAGAGCTGAAGATGGTGGAGGTCAGATAGCGAACTTCGTCCACTGCGCCGATCTCGGTGTCATACGGAGTCATCGAACCGTAGTCAACAACGTCCTTGAATCCGGCGAGAGCGCGGATGGTCGGCTCAAGGTCGGGATGGACGAAGGCGATGTACGAAGGCTTGACGTTGACGGTCTCCATATTGGCCGTACTGCCGAGTTTCTTGGTGATTACCTTGGCGTTCTGCCGCTTGAGGCCACGGACAACCTTCTGCTGCAGGACCTTGGTAAACGGAGTGTTGACATCGGTTCTGGCCGAGCCGTTGGCGAAGTACACGTTGGTGCCGGCCTTCATTACGTTGAACAGCCGGACCTCGACAGACTCGGCAGCCTGCTGGGCAAGGATGTCAGAATACTCTTTGATAACAGGATCTTCATGCGTATCGGCTACACGGTCGGAGATGCCTACCCAAGCGCCGATCTGAGACAGGGTCGCCTCGTAGTCGGTACTGGTAACCGTGCTGGCTGCAGGGGTTACGCCCTCAGTCAGATCGGCAGTAGCAGGGGAGAGCGCCGCATACCGGCGGAACTTAACGGTGCTCGAAGAGTTTTTCGGGATTGGTTTGGTCTGCAGAAACGGCTGCATAACTAGCGCGGGGTTGGCTCTCTTCAAAAGATCAGCCGCCACGAAACCAGCAGTCCGAAGGCCAATGTCACTTACAGTCATCGTCATGGTTTAGTACCTCCAAAATTAGGAATTTGCGGCTGCCTTGAAGGCCGACTCAAAATCGTCCTCATCAATACCGCCCTTTTGTGCTGCTTGTCTACTGCGGACTCCCTCCAGGGATCGCAGTTTCTTTTCTTTCGCAGCGGTCTGTGCAGTATCTTCAGGAGTAGGCGTTGAAGTTGGAGGCCCCTTCTCGCTACCGTCTCGCTCTTTCTTGAAGATGGTGAACAACTCTACTATTTGTCCGGAGTTCCCGTGATCGAGAACCTCATTATATGCTAACTTCAGAAAGTCAGGCTTGGTGTTTGCCCACTCCTCGACTTTGCCGACGATATCGAATGCATCTGCGTGTCCTTTGAGAATCGCTGCCTCATGCGCGTCCTTCGCTACGACCTTGGCGGTAGCGATTGCGGGCGCGAAGTCCTGCCCCATTTGCGAGAACTTCTGCTCGAACTTCTCTTCGAGCACTTTCAGTTTTGTATTAAATGCGTTTTCTGCCTTTGCAAAGGCGATGCGTTCGACGGCCTTGAGCGCCAGTGCGGTATCGGAGAAATTATCCTCTACTTCTTTGAGGGCTACTTGTTCATCAGGAGTCAGCGCCTCTCTGGCAAGAGACTCGGCTTGCTGCCGATCAGCCTCAGCCTTTGCATCTGCATCGGCCTTGGCCTTTGCTTCTTGGGCGAGTCTGGCAGTTTCTGCTTCCTGAGCAACTTTGGTCGGGTCAGCCTTCGGAACGATCGGTTTCGCCTTCTCAGGCTCGTCCTTCACGGGCGCGTCTTCGACAACTACGTCCTCTTTCTCAGGCTCGTCCTTCACGGGCGCGTCTTCGACAACTACGTCCTCTTTCTCAGGCTCCGTCCCTACGGCGACGTTAAACGCAAGATCGAACTCGTCTTCTGTTGCTCCGTTGCCAATAGTCTCTTCGTCCATAAATTCCTCCAGCTATTACCTATAGTGTAACATTACTATACACATTCTGTCAAGACAATATATGTAACAAATCTTTACATTCTTTTGCCCTGCCCCTAAATTCCTCACTTTCGTTGTTTTCGAGCTTGTCTCGGTGTCTCTCCCTCCGAAGAGAGAGAAGCTCCGCGAGGAGCATTACTCCTTCAGTATGCTTCAGCAACGCAAGCCTGTCCTCTATTTCAAGTTCTCGTTCCTTCATTTCGCACTCCCCTTCGGCTTCGCCGTTTCCTTCTTCTCGCTCACCGTAGTCAGCAGCACCTTCAGATTTTCCAACTGGTTCTTATCTTTCGCCGACTTGGCGTTCGCCAGGTTCTGCTCGATCCTGGACAGGATCTCTCCTATAGTGGCGTCGGCGGTCGCCTGCACCATTTGTGTGTCCGCCCGCTTCTTTTCAGCGGACGCTGATACATCCTCAGTCTTGGCTTGCGTAAGCCCCTGCTCGATCTGGGACGCCTGCGAAGCGGCCTGTTTCATTCCTTCAAGGATCTGACGGGCTTCGGCCTCTGGGAGTACCCGGTCCACAGGTAGATCTCTGGCTTTCAGCCTGTCAATAAGCAGCCCGTGTGTGTCGAGAATGGCTCGTTCTTCGGGAGTGAGCGTCGAGACAAACTGATCGAGAGCCGCGCCCCGAACTTCCTTCGCCACCAGCGAAAGGTTGCCTTTGGCTACGACTTGGTAGTCGCCCTTCAGCTCATCGGACGGGTTGAACTCCATGTTCCACGCGAGGATGGACGAGAGCAAAGAGGTAGTGAATTTGTCGAAAGCTCGCACAGTGTCTTTCGTCACCATATTGGCAGACCCAGTCATCATCGACATATTGCTGGTCGTTCGGAAGGCCTCTCCCAACGGCTGATTCTGCATGGCTCCCATGGTGTAGGCTGGCAGGTTGCTCGCCACATCGAGCTGCTGCCGCTGCATCTCCAGGAGGCTAATAAGCTCAGGGATGTGGGACTGCGTGACGATGTCGCGCACCGCAGGATACTGAGCCTCCGGCCCGTCGCCTTCCCGCTCAATGGACATGAACGAGTGGATCGGGCCAATATTCTTTCTCCCTCTCGGCAGCAGAGAGGTGTTGACCTCATAGATCGGGCCGGCACAGGCCGAGGCATTGTCCATAAGCATCCTGCTCGTCGCACATATCGACATCTGCGAGTCGCGAATCTCCTCTGGCAGCCCGACACCGGTAAGGCCGGAGTCTTCATCTTCGGTATAGACGAAGGCGTGGTACTGGTCCGATGGGCGCTCGCCAAAGGCCGCTTTTTCGGCCTTGATAATCACGTCGTCGATCAGCCATACGTCAGCAAGGATGTCCTCGTCAAGCTCGTCGTCGCCTACCTCTACCCCAACAGATTGAAGGGTATGTGCCGAGATGAACAAGAGCCCACGATATACTTCGTACCGACGTGCCTGCCGGTTGGCCAGATTTGAAGTCTTGGCAATGTCGTGCAGATCGGCCTCATATGCCTTGGCAACATAGTTGCCCTCTGTGTGGTCCCTCAAGTACTCCTTGATTATTTTCCCTTCAAAGTCATCGCGCTTGGCGAGTGCTCGAAAGTCATGCCGGAGGAACACCAATCTCTCGAAGAATGCCTCCTGATCGGTCCACGCTCTAGCTGAAAGGTCCGGATACCCGTCCCAGATACGTACATACTCCGGGTAGGGGCGGCGAAGGGTTTTCGTCTTGGCTACATACTGACCCGTCTCATCGACCGTCCATACTCGCTCCGACTGAGTTCTGACCATTGGACTCCGGGCAATGCCGAAACCATACAAATACCCGCTCCTGACGACTTTTTTGCAAAGTTGCGGGTAGTCAACTCCAGGATCGGCAAGCTGATCAGCGATCTCGGTCTCCATCTTGGTCATCCGCATTTCCGCAAAAGCTCGGACTTCCCGCTCAATGGCGTCGCTTGTAATGGGCGCGGCAGGTCGCTGCTCCTGTTGGGCAAGTGCGAGTTCCTGCTGTTGGAGCATATCGAGGATGCCTTGCAGCGCGGTCTGCGGGATCGACGGAGACGGAGATACTGAGAGCCCCCAGTTCTTCTCCTGTGAGGGAAACATCATCTCCATCATCTTGGCTACGCCGCCCTTAACCTTGATACGTGTATCTTCTGGATACACATGCGACCGTTCGTCCGGGATTCTGGCAAGCACATCAGGATCATATTTACGCAGATACTGCCGTAGGTTCTTCATCCATTGAGCTTCGAGGAGGGCACGATCCTTTATGTGCTGATCAAGCACGCCCTTGACGTGAGTCCCTAATTTCTTCAATTCGTCATAGTTGGTAAGCATTTAATATCCCTCGCGTTGAGCTGGTCTATAGGGGGTTCTTGGGTTGAAGGGTCCTGCGTTCGAAGTGACTCTCATATGGTCGGCAGGGTCATACTTTCCCGACAACAAATATAAATCGCCATATTGCCCTGCTTCTGCTACATGGCTCCAATTGTTCTTCTCCGGACTATCGGAAAACTCCCCAGATAACTTCTTCTTAGGGTACCTGTACTTGCTTCTCAACGCCTCTATATATGTCTTGCATGACGGATCAATTATCATCAGCGGCTCCCCTTCCGGGTACTGACTCAACATGTGCTCAGTCGCCTCAATCCTGACCTTTGGGTCGTTGGTAGCCGCGCCCTTCACAATCGCGCCGTCCTCATCATAGTCGTCCTTCAGCACCTTGAACGCAGATGATTCATCTGAGTCGGCTCTGCGCTTACCAGCGGGATCGCCGATGAATATAAGCGGGTTATTTGGGAAGAAGTTTTTGATGATCGGGCGCAATCGCAGCTTACTGAACCTCTTCATACCCATATCAAACTCAACAGCTTCTCGCAGAACCTTCACTCTGCCGTCGAGCGTCATCTGCTTGAACGTGGCCGCGGGAGTAAGCCCGCAATCGAAAGAGATTATTACCGGAAGCTCTAGGTCCGCTTTGAGCGGAACTTTCGACACATGTTTGTCTGGGTTGAAAGTTCTGGAGTATACCGGCTTACCGGACATCGATGGCGAATAAATTCCGTTGATGTATGTGTCAACCCACGCCTTTGTCTGCCCTTTCGCGAGGTCGATATAATAGGTGGGATGCAGGTGCTCTCTGTTTTCTGCTTCCGGGGACAACCCTGACGGCTGCTTGAATGTATCACACTCTATAATGCTGTTCTCGTTGCTTTCTTCCTGCGGAAGGTGCTCCATAAGCTTATAAGCGTCGCTGTCAATTTCCGGCGGATTTGTATCCATAATAAGGCCATACCACGCATCAGGCACCTCAGATGGGTTCGGATACCTTCTAAGCCGACCTTTTATATCGGCAAACATTGATACCGGCAACTCCCTGAACTCATTGATGAATGCGCCGCTCAGCTCCAACGAAAGAACCCTGCCTACGTCGTCAGGTGTGTCAAGCGGAAGAAATAGTATCTCCGAATCTACCTCTCCAAAGTTAAGTCTAAACGTCATCTTCGACTCATGCCATGTTCCGAGCTTACGCATCCAATGAAGCCAGGTGGCGAGTGTAGTATCGCGTAATTGTTTATTTGTATTGCGAATTACTGCCCACTTAGATGATCTTTTGCCGTCTTTCCATGCGGGCATCTCTAAATTCCTGCGAAGTATCTCTATGCAACAGCCTACAGACTTGCCTGACCCGATAGGCCCCATTATGGCCCTATGAAACGCGTTGGATCGCATAAACTTGGCGATCGTTGGCGACGCTGTATACTTGAAATCTATCACGCTATCCGCCTAGCAGGGGTAGTTACCGCCCTAGATATGTCCCACTTCATTGTATTCACTCGATACGCCAACGTCTTAGAATTTATCCCTACCTCTTCAGCCCACTCGGCCACAGTTAGGGTCTTTTCTGAGAAAGAATATCTTTTCGCCAACCTGTGCCGTGCTGAGTTCTTCTTCCTGCGATCATTGTAACCGACTCCCTTCGGAGCAGTTATGGCTTCCTCAATTGGCCACCCTAGCTCAATTCGACGCTTTAGCATGTCATAGTCGACATCGAACTCTTTAGCTATATCGCTCAGCAGTTGCTCCTTCCCAGCAAATGACACAGTCTTCCGATAGTTCTCGTCCGTCAGGCGATGTGGCCTTGTGAACGCCTTCTCTATCCCCATCTCCCGCACTCGCCGCGCCAGTACATCTTTCTGCCACCCTAGCTCCTCAGCCCACTGCAACATGGTTTGGCTTCGACCTTCAAACTCATAGGTCTTGACATCTGCGCGACTGCGCTGCGCCTTGCTTTGAGTGCGCTTCTGGTCGTCAGTCCTTTTAGCGCCTGTCCTTACTCGGCTCATCTGCTCCCTTGACTTCTGAGAATGCTTGAGCCCTAGTTGGCTGCCTGCGGCGGGAGCTATGTTATACCCGCACCTGTGATTGGCTGACTTATGCACATCCATCATTCGCTGCTCGTAAAAGACTGCGTCCGCAGGGCTACATACCAAGACTACTTCAAAGTCAAATTTGTCCGCGCCATACTTGTTCCAAGCTCGCTGCAAATACTGAGAATGATGCACCCCCTTACCCAAGTCTCTGCGATGCTTACTCCATCGGTCTCGGAAACACTTAGCACTCCCCACGTACCGCTTGCCGTTCACAGTGTTGACTATTTGATATACCCCACTTTTCCTCTCCATCTCTACCTCAAGTATAAAACGGATACCAAGTAACGTTGAATTTGCTGACGCCTTTTTTGGCGATGTGTATATCTATTATACAAAATCCTACATGCGCCGCCAGTCTTTTCCCTCGCATCCACGAGGTTTGGCTCTGCATGCACCCGGCGGAAACGCACCAGACGTTACGCTCGAAGATGTTGACGTATTTATGGACGTGGCCAGTGATCATTACGTTCGGCTTCTCGCCGCCCGAGAATGCCTCTAATATCTTTTGAAGTCGGTAACTTAATGCGTAGGACGACGCATCTTCACCATGCCACAGCTTGAGCACCGCCCGTCCGTCGAGCGAAATGTCTCCCTCGTCATGGCCGAGGAAATGAAAATTATCGAGCGCCTCGGCAATGTCCTTGACAATGATAGCCCCGTTTGATTTCAAGAACCATCGATCATGGTTGCCGTCGATGGCGAAGATGTCAGTATCGGTCCACTGATTGAATACATCGATGGCGGCGTGCTTCTGCGCGTCGTATCCGAGGAAGTCGAGCTCGTATATCTGCCCCGGTCTGTGGCTCATCCCTTCAGTGACATCCCCAGAATGTGTGATAAAATCGACTTTCTCCTTCTTGAACTCATCGAACGCCTGCATCAGCCTTGACTGAGGGGAGAGCATGTGCCCGATGTGTGTATCGGTGATGCAGCCTATCCGGATGCGATCTCCGGAAAAAGAAACGATGGGGACCTGCCCGGCGCCGGGGACGAGCCTCCCGCCTTTTGAGATTGCTTGGAGTTCCTGGTCCGAGAACCGCTCGGCTATCCGGGCAAGCCATTGCGACCTCTCAGGTATTGACACCTGCTGCTCAGATTTAGCCGCCCGAGAATATCGCTTGAATGTTTCGTCTGATATGTTAAACTCTTCTTTCGCTTTGCTCTCTCCGAACTTTGCGGCGTACTTAATTACCTGTATCGCCCTGTTTAGCGCATTGTGGCCCATGGTTTCTCCTCAGCGGTGTCCATATTCCTCCAACTCCAGTGCACATCCTATGCAATACTTACACCCTGGTAATGCCTCTCGTCGCTCTTCTGGTATCAGGTCTTCGCACTCCAGACAGTGCGTCAGCGACTCTCCGGCGGGGGTACGCGCCTTGACTGCGGCGATGGCTCGTTCCCGGTCGTCAGTCTCAAACTTCGATGCAAGTTCAAACTGTTCCATACCTAATTTTCCACCGATTATTCCACAATGATACCTCGGCCTCGCGCCGCAGAGTGAGCCCCTTAACCGCTACGACTTGCCCCTTAACCCTGCACTTGTTCCACCTCCGCAACTGGTGAGGGACCTCAGCAGGAAACCCGTCGTTCAGCAGCTTCAGGAGCGTCGAGCTTTCGAACGCTCCCACGCCAACATTGAATACGAACGAACAAAGGGCGTCGAATTGGTACTGCTTGAGCTCTGGTTTTACGTGGAAACTTATGTCCCACTCCGTTGCTGCGAGGTCCTGCTCAAGAAGCAAGTCGATGTGAGATTCGCGCAGGCCTTCGGCGTATTTGACAACCTCAGAGCCTATGCGTATCTTGCCAGAGGTAAGTTCACTCCGAGTAAGTAAGTGCCCCACGCCGATTGTAGGGT